TCGGATGTACACCAGATTTTACACCATCTAAAAATATACTTCCAGTACCTTGCAACATCCAGGCATGGGTCGCACTTGCTGCACCACCCCTTATCATCCCAGCAGGAATTGTGATAATTTCTTCAGTTGATAATGCTTGTGGTCCTAGCTGACCATATATAGCAGCTGCAATCCCTCCTGCAGCTGCACCTGGTAATGCTTCTTCTGCCCCCATTACAATACTTGGCAAAATATTACTTGTGTTAACTATAAGATCTTCAAGTAAACCATCTGCTTGAATTGGGTCTTGCTGATTAATAAGGTCTATTTCTTCAGCTGCGGAAAGTAGGGCATTTAAAGCTTCGCTATCTGGGTCGTTATCAAATCCATAAACAACATATTCGCCAGCTCTCATATCTACACTTAATTGTTGATCAGTACGTTTGTATGTATCAAATATTTTTTCCCAAGTACTTCTAGGGGCTGGAGCTTTAATTCGTTTTTCATGTTGTAAGCGTGCAGTCTTTGCAATTATACCTGGGTCATGCACACCCTCTTTTATCATGTTACGGATTCTTGCAGCCTCTTCTGGATACATTGCAACAAGCTGAGGATAACTCTTTTGAGCCTCTATCTGATTTTGTTCATTACGCTTTGCGGCCTCAGCATCATTTAATAATTGTTGAACTTTACCCTTATCTTGGTCAATTATTTCCTGAACTTTTGTTTTTGGTTTCCAAGCACCTAAGCTAAACTTAGAAGCTGCCTCTTTATCTTGACCAAATTCAAACACTTCACCTCTTCGTTTTGCTTCTTCATAAGCTTTATATCTATCAACTTCTTCAAATTCATGCCAATCATTTGGATTAGCTGAAGGATTGCTTGGATCTTTTGGAAACAATGTAGGAAAGGAAACCCATCTACCATCATAATATTCATGTGCCATTAAATGAGATGACTCCCCACCACCAATATTTTGTCTATCTATTGGCCTAATCTTCCTGGCTTTATCGTGATATTGCGTATTTGGCCTTGTTTGTCCCCAACTCGCCATTTTTTAAGATTTCCTCAAAAAAAAGCTTTCGAGAATAGGCCTAAAATCGATTATCTCTTTAAAAGGCATACCTAACATCGAGTTATTTTAATTCGTTTTTTAAGGATTCAGGAAATGGACCATTTCCCTTTTCCCAATTTTCTAGCTGTTGAAGGGTTAATCTAATAGGAGTTGAGACTTTTGGATCTCTACTATTTAAATCTTTAGCATGTTTAGCTCTCCAAGATCTCCTAAATTTGGTTTTTTGATTAAGACTCCAATTCTCAGGATTTTTCTTTGCTGTTTTTTTTGCAGCTAATCTTTTAGAAGAGGCTATAATGCTATCAAGCATTGCAGGTTCAATACCTGCTTTATTTAATAACACATCTAACGATTCTGGATTTTCTGTTGCTAGTTTAGTGATCGCATTCATATCCAATTTAAATTGGTCAGCTTTAGCTACATCTTTAGGTTTGTTATCATCTTTAGGTTTATCTGCTGGTTCCTTTTGATCACCAACTCCTATATCTTTTTCTAGTTGATTTTTCTCTGCAATCAAATTTGCAATATGAGCTCGTTTTGAAGCATTAATATCTGTGTAGTATTGTTTATCCTCATCTGACATACTTGCCGCATCAGATTCACTTGCAGTTTTTAAAGATGCGAGTTTTGAAATTTCTTTATTCAAGGATGCAACCCTTGAAATGTTTTCATCTCTGGTAGGTCCTTTAGGTCCTTTAGCTGTAACTGCTTCTGTTACGTTTGCTGTCATAGGCATACCAGGAATAGTAGAATCTGTAAAGTTTACACTTCTATCAACCTCAGTGTGTGGAACACCTTTATAATCTAGCTTAGACTGTTGCCTAGCTAATGTAGCATCTCTAAGTAATGCTGCTTTTCTATTTCTATCAAACTCTCTCTGATCATCTTTGCGAGATTGAGCAATATTTTTATCTTGAGTATCCCTTTTTTTTATAGCACCTGATTCTGCATCTTTAACTCTTTTGTCCTGTGCTGGTTTTAAATAAGTGTCAATTAATAGTTGTGCCTCTGATGAAATTTTTCTTTTTTTCTTTTTAGCAACTTGATTTGTGTATCCACTTTGTGGAGATTTTTTATCTAAAGCCTCTAGACCTGCATGTTTTTTTTGGAGGTACGACTGTTCTAACGCTCTTAATGATTGTTTTGTAGCCATCACTAGCCTCCCATAATCTGTATCAATATTTCAGGTGGAAGATCCTTTAAATCATATCCAGAATCTTTTAAGTCGGTAAAAATATCTTTGTTTTTCTTTTTTGTAAGGAAGTCACTAGCCATAGTAGATATTTGACTCATAGTATTTGACTCTCTTTGGTTATCAAAATCAAATTGCTGCTTGGCTGTGGTCCAATTTGCATTAGATCTCATTTGACCAATCCCACCTAGTTTATCTTGAGCTGTTTGTTTAACTTGAAAGTTCTTAAATGCAATTTCTCTAGCAGTCTGTGCTAATTGACCTGCACCCACTGAATCGGCTGCCGCTAATTGTTGGCTCATTACAGCAGACCCTTCTAAACCCTGCATAACCCCTCGATTCATAATTCCAGCTGACATCTTATTAACACCTTGTGCAGCTCCCCTGCCTGCGGCACCCATCATTAAATTCTGTTGGGCTGGGTCAATGCCTTGTTTTGCTTGACTCTGTAAGAAGTTTACATAGTTCTGTTCAAGTGGTGAAGCTTGTCTTCCTGGAACTTTCTTCTTCTTTTTTGTTAACCAATCCCACCCTTTTTTAACCAAGGGTGCGTATTTAGCTACCGCTAATGCAGTTTCTATTGCTGGCATAATTCTATCCTACCTTTACTCCTGTTAATTTGTACATAGTACCCTCTATCTTGAAGTACAATCTCCCTTCGTCTGATGAGGGTGAACCAGGAGACTCGCTACTTGCCTTTACTACTGCAAATGAGATCTCCCCATTATTTAATTGTTCTGATTTTAACGCACCATTCTTTGTTTGAATGGCTGGCTGTTTTTTATCTACTTCTCTAGATACATTATCTAAAGCTTTATCGGTGGTTTTATCACCTGTTTTTATTTTTGCTGTCATTTGTATTCAATCTCCAGTTTGTTTATTTCGGTTGAAGTGGTACCTGCTGCTGTTGAAATTTCTACCTTTGCATACTTGGCACGCTTACCCACTCTTAATGAATCGTTTGGGTAATTAGCATAATAAAGTGTGGTATTGTTAGAA